TTCACCACAAGTTTTGGTGATGATGATATGGAAGATAACTATGTGGTTATCGAATTAAATGGAGATGAGTTATGACACAAAGCGGTAGGCAAGAGATTATAAGAAGATTAGCAGAAGATTACGCAGAGAGAGCAGCAGTACTAAGTATGAAGTTTGAAGAAGCCTACACTAGATATGTCAAAAGATGTGAACTAAGAACAGATGAGAATCTACTACAGCAGTTTACCTGTGCTAACTTAGGAAGAGTACCTATCACTACTACAGCAGGTAGGTCGGATGAATACATAATAACTACAGGTCCAGATGATTGTGAGGATGGTGTATGCAAACTATAAAGGACAAGGAAGAAGAAAGACATCCACCTCGCCCACCAATGTCACCATTTACTTGCCATCAAATCGAATAGGATTTCCTATGCGATTACCTATAGGTCTACCCCATACACCAATAGCTTCTCTAACTCCAGCAGGTGAGTTCCAATACTCATCCTCAAAGTCAGCACTAAAGTAGTTACCATCTTGTGCCATCTTCCATCCGGGTCTTGTATTAATAGATTCGTCAGAAGTTTGTCTAGCTTTTTCACCCGGTGGTAGGTCATCATAATAAGAGCCTATAGCCTTAGCCTTAGTAGTTATTTCAGCAGCAGGTACAGTTTCTACTGGCTCTACTGGTTCTACTCCTCCTACTTTTAAACTACCATCAACATCTCTATCGCCACTTAACATAAGTCCTGTGCCAGCAATAGCAGCTGGTATAGTGACAGCAGCAGCTTTAGCTACATCATCACCGTCTATTCTTCTAAATCCTCTACCTTCAGGTTTATTGCCTTTAGCTATAACTGTTTCTACTTTCTTAGCATTACCTGCTCTTGCAGCATTTTTAGCTGTCTGCGCTGCTATCATACCTTCAACAGTATTAGGGTTAAGCTTTTCTTTACTTACTGTTTTACTAGCTGCCTTAGCTTTAACAGCAGGCTTAGTTTTAGTAACCATACCATCTTGCTTAAACAAATCATCTTGTTTCTTTTCTTTAATTGTAGATTTCTTTTTAGTTAATGACTTTCCTTTTGTAGCTACTGCTCCTGCTACAGCCATTGCCCAAGGTGGTAAGTCCATAGTTTCTGCTGCTGAAGCAACCATGTCTTCAATAAAAGTATCACCGGGAAATAACTCTTGTCTTAAAGGTAAGTCTTCATCATAAATCTTTTGCTCTTCATCAGTTAAATTAAGCAGCATACCTTGCTCACCTAAATCACTCTTAGCCATACGATTATCGACTACTCTACCAGTAGCAGGTATAGGTTTGTAAGCGTAGTCTTCTGCAATTTGCTGACCTCTAGCTACAAGACTATCTAAAGAAGCACCCATACCATCGCCTACTGCTCTGACTACAGATTCTTCTTCTTGTAAATCTTCAGCTAGTTTCTTTTCTCTAAGTCTTTCCATAAAAGCTGCTGACTTTTCAGCTTGAGTTAAAGGCAAAGCATCTATCTCTTCTGCTGAAGCTGCTATTTCTTGATTCATTCTGTCAATACCAGTAGGCATGCCTTCTATCATAGCCATTACATCTGGGTCTATTTCTGGTTTTTCTCCTGCTACAAAATTACCTTGAATATCTCTGTATCCTGTAACTATATTCTCGCCCTTACTCTTGTACAATTCAGCAGCATCTACTTCAGGATATACTTCCTCCATGTAGTCTAGATACTCAGCATAGCTGTAGCCTTCTAGCTCATCTATGTTGTATAGAAACTGTTCAATTTCTGATTGTGATGGTATTCTTACTGCCATGTTTTTCTCCTGTTATAAATCTTCTGGGTCGCCATATTGAGGGAATCCAAAGAAACCCGTGAATGTTCTTTCAAATCTTTCTGTCCAAGTTAAATCTTCATCTAGTACAGACTTACCTACAATAGGTATTGTTTTACCTAGTATCCATTTAGCATAATGCTGTGTGCCATCTTCTTCTACTAGTCTAGGACCAAGTGGCATACCTTTCTTAAGTGAAAACCATTGTTTATTAAACATAGCTTCTAAAGCTGTTTTTGGTACGACACTTGTCTTGTTCATAAAAGTATGTGTAGGATGTTGAAGCCAATGTATAGGCTCAGCAATCTGCTTAGAGATAACCATACTTTCACCATCTCCTAAGTCTAGCTTACCACTATTTTCTCCAGTCCAAAAATCCCATAAGCCTTCATAACTTGGGTCTTCACTAGAGAAAGCTTCAGTCATTGCCCACCATAAAGCTGAAGTATACAATCCAGCTCTAGCTGAATAAGCAGCATACATGTTCCATGCTTTAACAAAGTCTTGCGACTCTTTCATACCTTCCCAATTACCTTTATGGAATCTTTTAACCATAGCATCAGTAACCTTAGGTAATCCAGTAAAGGTTTTAGCTACAATTCTAATGTTAGATATAGTCCAGTCAGGTGCAAAAAGTCCTAAGTTTAACCACCTTCTTTTGTTAATAGGTATTAACTGTGCTGCTCTGTTAGCTATCTTACCTCTTATTTTATCAGGATTCTTAGCTGCGTAATCATATAGTCTAGTAGTAAAATTATTCCAATCTAAAGAACCAAAGGCATCGTTAGCAAATTCAGCAGCTCTTGTACCTGAGTACTTAGGATTAACACCAGCATCAATAAGCTTTTGTTTCTGCTTTAAGTAAACAGCTAGCTTAAATCTATCATGTAAGTATTCCCATGTAATAGTATCTATTTTATCAAAAGCACCTATCATAAACTGACCAGCAGGTCCAGCTCTGTCAGCTATGTACTTTACCTTAGGTCTAATAATTTCTTGACCGGGATTAGTTAGCTCTTGCTTTTTAATATTAACAATCTGGAGTCCATCAAGCAAAGCTTCTTGTGCTAAGTCAGCAAAATCTGTAGTACCTAGTTGCATCTGCTCCCAGCCAATGTCTTTGTTTAAAGCTCCTTTACCAAACATCCCTTTAACAGCACCGCTTATACCTAAAGAATAAACACCAGACATAAACAAAGCTTGAGCGTGGAACAAAGAACCAAATACAAATACACGCTTAAGTCCATTGTTAAGTTTAAGTACTTTCTCTGCCATATCTCCTACATTTCCTCTATGTGATATTGCAAAAAAGTCATTTAATACATGATGTATATTAGTATGTGCTGCGTAACCTTTTAAAGCAGGATGTTCAAACTCTAAGTAATGTAACCCTTCTTGCTTACTAAATGTTTTATCTTTCTTTAAAGCTTCTAGTTCATCTAAGGTTAATAAAGCAGGCATTGACATACCTTTACCACCTTCAGGTATTCCTAAACTTAATCCTCGCATACTATTAAGAGCATTCTTACCTATAATAGTTCTAGACATAGCTTGTATGTAAACACTTAAAGTATCCTTAGGGTCTAGTAATCTTAAACTAGGGTCAATTAAAGGCTTACCATTAGCATCTGTTTCTTTTTGCATTTTAAGTATCTCTTGACGAGTACCTCTAATACTTCTGTCTATGTCTGACCTATCTCTAAGCTTTCCGTATATCTTAACTAAGTCATCAGGTGTTAGTTGTCCTACTTTTTCAAACAAATGAGGAAAGTAATTGTTTAAGAATGGACCTATCTCTCCTGATTTGTACATGCCCTTCATGTCTAACTTAGTTACTTCATCAGCACTTTTAATTATCTTAGCTTTTTCTGCTTCTTTACCTATAATTGTTAAAAGGTTTTGTATGTCATCTTTTATTTTATCTAAAGCATCATCTCCAACTTTACGATTGCCTTCTATAGCGTCTACAATATCATCAAATTGTAACGGAGTTAAATCCTTAGCATTATCTAAGATGCGTTGAGCTTCAGCTTCCCAAGCTTTAGCTACTTCACTAGATATTTCTAAATTTTCTGACACTTGCTTTTTAATACGCATGCTTATTACATTTAAAGACTTACCTTTTAATGCTTTATATGCTTTAGGTCCTAGTCCTACTGCTAGTCCTGCTGCTAATGCTTGTTGAAAAGGTTCTCCTTCTTCTTTATCTCCTAATGCGTAACCTGCTATAGCTGCTCCTCCTGCTGCTATAGGTAACATGTTAGGTTTTCTATCAAAGAATCCTGTCACTCTTTCTGCGTAACTAGGTGTAGTGTTTATATCTATTTCTTCAGGTGCTTGTGTATTGGCTGCTATTTCTGCTTTTACTTTTTCCACATCAACATCGCTGTTAGACATCTTTTCTCTTTCTTTGATAATCATGCTGTTACGAACTTCAGCAGTAGCTTCATCACTTAAGAAAGCATCTCTTGTCTGTGCATCTGGAAACTCTGTTTGTGTTTTAGCTACTTTAATCTTACCTTTTTCTCTAGCTAACATAAATACTTGCCAGCTATTAAAGTCTTGTAAGTACCAACTTTCCATAGGAGATATATCTTTATAGTTTACATCTCCATCTATTGTTCTAAAGGTTTTTGCTAACTGTACTTCGTCTTTTACAAGCCAAGGCAGTCCTCCATCTGTAGCATCTATAGTTTGAATACCTCTAAACCCTGCTAATGCTCCTCCTTTAGCTCCCCAACCATTATCATCAGATATTTTCCTACCTGCTGGTGTACTAATATCTACACTTCTGTAATCTCTACCTTCTCTTATGTCAGGAAAAACTCTATCAGGATTGTCTTTTAACTCTTGTACATTTTTCTTTATAGTAGCTTCTGCCCTAGGAGGTATTACTTGTTTTTGTAACTGTTTTAACTCTGTTTTATCTGTAGATGTATTTTCTTTAGCTTTAGGCGAGCCTTTACTAGTCCTAGCCATTACACCTAGTCCTGCTAATACACCAAATGCAGAGCCAAAGGCAGCTCCTGCTTTGACATTTTTACCTTTTACATCCCCTTGGTCTAGTTTTGTATATAAAGCCTCGTAACCAGCTCCTGCTGCGCCACCTGCTCCTATACCTGTACCCATCTTAGCTAATCCTCTAAGAGCAGCAGGCTGTATATTGTTTAATTTATTAAGTGCTTGAGATATAGAGTTAGCTCCAGCAGCTCCTTTAGCTGTAAGTCCTAACCACGCAAGTACACTTAAAGGTAAATCTTTTAATATCTCAGCAGTAAATACACCTCCAGCATAAGCTGGGTTATTAGCTAATGTTTTTAAAAGCTTTAGTATTTCACCTTCATCTTCTGTATTTACTCCCCATCTGTCATTAAAACTTTGACCTTTAGTATCCATAGGAGCATCTAAATCTCCTCTTTCTTTATTAAAGACATGTTCTAAATCTCTTTGCATTAGAGCATCTCTTCTTTTTCTTTCTTCTAAATCTTTAAGTTCTTCTTGAGTAAGTTTTCTATATTTACTTAATTCTTCATAAGCTGATATACTATCTTCAAGAGCTTGCTTACCAAACTGTATGCCATTTCTTTGTACATACCACTTCCTTTGCTCGTTGTCACTAGCTCCTTTACTTAACAACAAACCAGTTAAACCTGAAGTAAACCAAGAGCCTATACTTTGATGTCCGCCTATAAACCCAGAGTTATAACTATACTTCTGGTTCATAGGAGGATACATAGCAAGCTCTGCTCTTACCTGAGCCTCTCTTTCTTCAAGTGTTTGTAAAGGTAAAGCCATTTATCTCCATTGTGCAAAGTAAGAGTCTAAGTTACCTGATTTAATTTGTCTTCCATCTACAGTTATAGTAGAACCTTGATACTGTTCTTCTACTTGGTCTGGAGTATGTTTCCAGCCACCTGAACCACCTTGTCCACCAGCAGCTACTGTATATTTATATTTCCAAGTACCCATCTTACCATTGTGCATGCCTTTAAAATCAGGTCCAGCAGGTGAAGTTACAGGATTAAACCCTTCAGGTGTTTCATCTTTAGGAGCTGGAGTATCATCACCCTTAGTTTCTGTAGAAGTACTTGCAACTACAGGAGTATCAAAAGCTTCAGTTTCTGGAGCAGGTGTTTGTATAACACCAGCATCTTGAGCAGCTCGTTTGTTTACATATAAATCCTGTTGCGTACTAATCCATGTATCTAAATCATTTTGAAATGACTTAGCATCTTTTTGTTTCTTTCTAGCCTTAGCTATAATTTCTCTAGCTTTAGCTAAAGTAGTAGGTGGATTATCAGCATCAAATTCAAAGTTATGTCTTTGTAAATAGTATTGAATGTTAAGTGCTAAGCCTTCATTAGAAGCATCTCTTTGAAAGTCTTTCATATAAATACTAGCTTTGCGTTTCTTCATAGCTTCTACTTGAGCATTTTCTGTAGCTAATTCTGTCTGTACAATATTAGCTTCTGTCTGCGCAACTTCTAGTATTTGTTTTTGCAACTCAGCTGCTTTCTCAGGAGCTACTGCTCTTATTCTTTGTAAAGCTTTTTCTCTACCTTCAGGAGTTGTAAAATCAGAGCTTTCATATATCTCTTGTAACAAGTCTTCTTCATCTTTAAAACCCATCATTTTGCCTACGCTTTGAAATAAACCACCATACGCAGAATAAGCACCTAGCATAGGCGCACTAGTGTATCCTTCAGAAGTAGATACTGTTACATCATTAGGGTTAAAATCAAACATTCCCATTATTTATCTCCTTTAAAAAAAGTTATCCCTATCCATCTTACTCCCTACTACTTTACCGGCAGTATAAGACATACCTTGTGTGTTACCTGAGCCTCCTATTCTTCCAGCATACCCTTTAAAACCTCTTAAAGCATTACCCATACCTCCGTACCTGCCCATAGTAGCATTAGCACTAGTTAAAGCAGCTCCAGATAAATACCTAGAACCCATAATAGCTGCGTTACTTAACATACCTCCAGTATCTACTCCTAATCTAGCATAATCTAAAGGTAATTGTCCTAAAGTAGCTGCTCCAGATACATCCTCTGATATCCTACCTCTGTATCTATCTATCATATCCTGTACTCTATCGCTAGCTGATTGCCTAACTTGTAAATTAGTAGTACCTTGAGCTTCTCTTAGTCCTTGCATCTGACCCATACCACCAGTAGAGCCTAGCATACCTCTAGCCATTAACTGAGCATCCAAAGCTTCTCTTTCTGCCTCTTGACCCGGAGCAAGCAAAGCCATCTGCTGGTCATAATATCTGTTTTCTGCTGTTAAAGGGTCGCCTTCTAAACCAGATAAATAACCTCTATTAGCATTAGCTGAAGCTATTAAATCATCTTGTTGTTTTTGAAAAGTTTCAGATAAACCTAATCCTATAGCTTTACCTTCATTATCAAATTGAACACCGCCAAGGGAACCTGCTACATTGTAAGGATAAGAACCCTCTAAAGCATATTTAGCTGCTGCTTCTTGTCCTGCTTGGTTTTCTGCTGCTGCTTTTTTAGCTCCTTTAGCTTGTAATGCGCTTCCTATTGCGCTTGCTATTAAATTAAATGCTGACATTCTATTCTCCTAATTAACTAATTATGTACAACAACCAAGCACCACCGCTATTTCCTGATTGTGCATTAACACCGCCTTCACCTGGTCCACCGTTTCCACCACCTCCACCGATAGTGATTTGTAGTGTATGGTCGTTACCATCGGCATTGATTGTATATGTTCCTGTAGCTGTGCTACCTGCTGCTCCACCTGTTCCTGAAGGATTATCTGCTCCTGCACCTGCTGCACCTAAACCACCATCAGAAGTTGTACTTGACCACGGAGGATTTGCCCAACCACTTGGTATGGAAAAATCATAAGCACCACTTCGAGTTCTATTACCACCACCATAAGGACCATAAGCACCTCCAGAAGCAGTTGCTATTGTTTGCCTTACATTGCCACTTGAATCTAAAACTTTAAGGATAGTATCACCACCTGAACTACCAGCGTGTGCGCCTGTAAAACCTGACGCACCTCCACCTCCGCCTCCTCCACCAGAAAGTTTGTACTGAACAGAAGTTTCAGCAGGGTCTAAAACATATGTTCCAGAACTTGTAAAGGCTTGTGGAGTTTCTGAATAATATGTCCAAATCTTTGTACCATTAAAATACACATTTGACATATCAGTACCATTAAACTTAACCTTTCCATCAGAGGCTAAAACAGTACCATTTAAGTATATATCGCTCATGTTATGTAGTTACTATGTATAAATCTCCACCAGATGTATAAATCTTAGCGTGTCCATAGACAGTTTCACTAGACCTAAGTGCTGCGTGTGTTGTTACATCTGCATCTATAGCTGCTTGTACCATAGCACAAGAGGCTGCTTGTGTAGTATTAGTAGAAGTAGCAGCAGTAGGTATAGTAGGTATTCCAGTTACAGTCAAAGTACCTGCGACAGTTGCATTGTTAGATGCAAAGTCTTCTCCAGAATCTCCGTTTAAATTTGCTTTAGAATTAACTGCTGTTCTAACTGTTGTAAATTCAGTATTAAAGTCTGCTCCTGATATTACTTTGGCAGCGTCACTATCAGACAAAGCATCCTTACCACTCCAATTTACTGCTAATGTATAATTACTCATCGTATTTTTCCTTGTAAAGATATAATTGATAAATCTTGAATAGAAGTATCGTAGCCATTACTAACAATACTTAAATTTAATTTTAAATGTTTTGCACTACCTGTTAAAGCAGTTTGATATTCTTGTAATCCGTATATAGGTGTGTACTTAGCAGGGGATGATGCAGCATTAGGCGGTTGGTCTATTGCTCCTGTATTAGAAATTGTAGTCCAAGTACCACCTGCTGCTTCACAAGTTGCTTGTGTATTATGTTGTCCTATAGTACAAAATGAAACTCCACCATAATCATAAGTAGTATTTGCTCCATAAAGCGAAGAGGCAGCTCCATATAATGCTACTGTTCCTGTTGTAGCAGGATTTAAATTTATTTCAGCAGAAGAAGAAGGGTTAATACTATAATCTTTATACCATTTTATACCTAAAACTGCTCCTGAACCGCCTTGTAATACCATTTTTAATCTTTTTAAAATAGAGGCAACTATACCTTCCCCTAACGGTAGCCATATAGAAGACACATCAGCAGTAATAGCAGCATTAGTATAGCTGGCTGCATTACTAACCCATGCCAAATCCGTATCAAAATATCCTTCATATCCTGCTATGCCTCCATCTTTTTGTCCTACTAGTAATCCAGAGTATAGTTCTGTTTGAATCATACTAGCTGGTTCTCTATCATTGTTAAAGCTCCATGTAGTTACACGGGGTGCTTGGTTAGGTGTTATATGTTTAAAATCAAATGCGTATGTAATGTTTTTTTCTGTAAAAGTAAGAATATAAACACCTTCATCTTCTAGATATACAGATTTAACAGCAGTACTTTGTCCTATGTTTCTTATTAAAGTATCTTTTATATTAACACTATAGTCAGTTAAAGGTACTTTATCTTTTTCAGTAGTACGGTTAAGTGAACGCAGTCCTGTAGCAGAAAGAAATACTAAGTCATCTCCTACTGCTTGTACTGAATCTCTATTAACTAAACCTACACCACTAATAACTTCATTTAATGACATGTTAGATACATCATCAGGATTGTCATATATAACTATATTGTTTTTACCGAATATAACTAACTGTCCAAAGAAAGGAGCAATATTTACTACTTCATCATTACCCCATACAGTTTTTAAATCAATAAAACCAGAACCAGAACCAGTCCAATCATCTCCATCTAATAAAACTGAGTAATAAACAACATCTTTAACTTCTGTAATACCTCCACACCAAAGTCTTCCATATCTTCCCATGCCACAACTAGGGTCAAAAGTTGTTACTTCAAAAGGTTTCGTAGCTGTTGAAACTTCTGCATTATCTAAATGATAAGTAGCTACAGTACCCGAAGCTCCTCTAGTACATCCTGTAAATGTTGTACTAGTAGTTCCAGTATAAGAAATTACTTCATCTCCTATTAATATTTTTCCATTAGAAGCGTAATTAGAAGTACTGTCTACAGTTATTGTAGTTAAAGTAGGATTTGTTTTAACTTCTACAACAGTACCTGTAGAACCTGCAATTACTTCTGCTACAAGTCCAGTACCAATACCTAAAATATCATTAGCAGTAAAAACTTCTCCTACTGCTGGAGTTGAATCTGCACCATTAAGATTAAAATTTGTATCTCCTAATGCAATAATTTTATAACTATCACCTGAAACCATATTAGGTGCTGTAGCTGAAGTACTTCTAGCTGTACTACCAGTATCTATAGATGTAAAAATGTCACCTACTTCTGCTTCTTTACTAGTATCTCCACTAAGAAGCTCCCACTTTGTATTTCCTAAAGCTGTTATTTTGTATGTTTTATCAACAACAACATTAGGAGCAGTTATTTCGCTTCCATTAGCTAAGTTAATTGCTGTGTCTGTACTATGATGTGACGACCATCTAGAGCCAGAACTTAAAGCTCCATCATATCTTTGAGGCGATACTCCAGCATGAAAACAATGTAGTCTTTTGTTAAAATTTATAAATTGCCAATTGCCTGTGCTATTAGCAACGGTACGCTTAACATCAGCACCGCTACTAGGAAAAGCAGCATTAGGAGTTGTAAAGTCAATTGTGTAAATACTAGTACCATGACTAGCAAATATTTTGTTAGTTCCAGCATCGTTATGTTCCACTATAGAACCTATAGCTGTGCCAGTAGGTACTACTTTTTGTTTTAATCCTTTTCTAAAAGAAATTCTGCCTGATTCTCTAAGCATTACATTATCAGCAGCAGTAAGAAATGAAGGGTCTAAAGATGAAGGGTTGTATTGTGTATTTAAACCATTAACACCTAAATTAGTTAAAGATTGATATGCTAGTTGTTTAGCCATTAGTGAATATTTCCTATAAACCAATCTGATTCAAATTGAGCATTACCACTATCCATCATAACAGCTTGTGAAATAGCAGTTCCAGCTTCTTGTGCTGCCAAAGAAGATTGTGTACCTCCATCTTCTCCACGCTCACCTAAAGCTCTAGCATAAGCTCCTAGTATTAAAGGCTTTGTAGGTATCTTAACAACTGTACTAGCAGTAGTAAGTACATCTTGGTATTTAACTATGTCAAAAGAAATAGTTTCAGCCTTGTTAGGTGTAGGAGATAAATCTATTTTAAGGTTATTAGAGCTATCTGCTCCGTTAAAACCATAGTAATGAGGTTCTCCTGTAGAAGCTGTAGGGTATCTTTCTCTATTAAGGTAAGCTCTACTTACTTGTAGTAATTCATTACCTGTAGCATTATTAATTACATCTATTATTTTAAACTCTTGTCCTGAACTTAAACTATAGTTTTTAGTATCTGCTACTGTAGTTATATTAACAGTTTCTCTAAGTATCTGCCAATCATGGTAAGACTCTATACTTCTTTTAGCGTCATTAACTAAAGCTCCTATAACTTTATTGTAATCAGATACTGTGCTGCTATCATTAATAGCTCCACTCCAATCAGAAGCAATAGGTGTTTCTCTTAGCCTTATTAATACTTCGTTTATTACTTCTCTATATGTCATTTACTTCCCCTTAGCTAATTGCGCACCAAAATAAAACTCTATTATCATTGTTGCCCATTGGAATACTTCATCAAACTTTAATACAGCACCTGCTTGTACAGTTACATAGTCCATTGTATCAGGTGTTAGCTGTATACCTAGTAGGCTAGCTCCTTCAATTACTGTAGGTATTACTGTAGGTACATTAAAAAACACAGGAGCTATCTGTGTAAAAATAATCAAAGCTAATATAACTAGGATAATAATTCTTCTATTCATAGCAGCCATTGGACTTTCTTTCTGTGCCATTGACCTAGCTTGGTTGATAGAATCATTCCTAACTTGTAGGTTTTCTATCATCATCTTTTGTTGTTCCTGTGCTGCTTGACTTTTTAAAGCAAACAACTTAGCAACAAAGCCTAAAGCTATAGGTGCTATATTTGTTAAAAATCCTATCATGCTACTAACCTCAATAAATTAAACATGCCTACTTCAGAAGCTAA